GCTCTTCTGCTGCATCCTTCATGGCTTCAGCCATAGTTTCAAACCTATCTAAGTCTTCCCAATCTACAGGCCAAGGAACCATGTCTACAGCATGGCCTGTGATGTGTCTTGAGTTAAGGGTAGTTGACTTACCCTCTTTGAGTAACTGTCTCTGACGATCAATATGACGTATACCTTCGATGACTGTGAAGTCTACCTCAGTGATCTCTATTGCTTTCTTAACTACAGCTTGCATATCAGGGTGTACTCCTGACAAGTTCTGTAAGCTACGTGTTCCTAGTTTGTATGCCATTATTATTCCTCATTTTGTTCTAGCGCAAATAACTGCTGTATAGCCCAAGCAAATTTTCAGTCTGTAGGCTTTATAGGCCATGCAATGCTATCGGGAAAGCCGCTTTGTAATGGTACATCCCGCAATGCCTGACGATACGTTGCCCATGAAGCCGCATTAACAGGTGCATCAGTAACCTGCGTCCAATCTGATTGCTGCAAAAGTAAATCCCTTTGCTCTCTAGCAATAACATCTCTGGATGGCCCTTGATGTTCAACTACAGGAAAATCAATGCTTTCTAAATCATCAACCTCAACAGCATAATGATCATCCATCAAAGCATTATTAACGTCCCCAAAAGTAGCTATCTTTTGAACAAGAATATTATCACTATTATATATAGCATAAAATCTTTTAATCATTTTGCCAATAACCTCGTAAACATGACTCCAGTCACCTGTCCTGATGTACCTAATAGAGTTCCTGAAGAATTATAGACTGCTGTCGAAACTCGAGCGCGAAATGTTGTGTTAGCATGTGTTTCTGACGGGGTAATGAATGCTGAACCTGCCAGAAGCACTTTATTTACCATGAATGAATTAGGTTTAGTTACTTGGCCTGAAAAGACAGGACCAAAGTTAAAGTAGTTGGTGGGAGAATTTGGGCTAAAATTAGAACTAAGTTGCAACCTTACTTCCATCCAACCATTAGTAGGAAGGTAACCAGTGTGAGGGGCAGGGTTTCTTAATGCATCAAAGATAAATGAAAAGAAGCACTCTGTTGTTGTGTTTTGGAGGGTAGGCGAGGCCAAAGAAACAATGGTGGTGTTGGCATTTTGCTGTGAAGCGGTATAGTTCAAAGAAACCTGTGTAGCATTGCCCTCTGATACTGCATTATTTCCTATCTTGATCCGCTCAACAGCAAGGTTTTTAATTTTAGCCGATTCAACAACCGCATTATTAATTTGCGCTGCTGATGTGATAATCCCTGATGAAGAAAGCAAACCACCAGTAATCGTATTCGCAACAACTTTATTTCCTGTGATAGTACTGTCTGTTATGTCACTACCATCAGCAGCAGCTAAAACTAATACCCACGAACTGCCAGTCCATCTATACAGCTTGCCATTACTAGTTAAGAATACTTGCTGCCCTGTAAAATCACCAGCGGCTGGCAACGACGAAACAGGTGCAATGACATCTAGGTTTTGGTCAATAAATAGCTGCCTCACGCCATTCTCAAAGTCAGCATTATCTATGTAATCTGTTGTGGCTGAGACCCCTGTTGTAAATCCAGACTTGTTTCCACTAAAGTCAACAGCCTTTAGGAAGTAATACTTTGTAACTTCTAAACCTAAGTTTGTTCTAACAAAGTAATTACCTGCTGACGTTCCGACAACAGTTGCCCCTACCGTTGTGTTGGTGTTATTCTCATAAATCTCTACATAATTCAGATCTGCGTTAGCTGGATTAGTCCAAGAAACAGTAATGTATTTGTAGCCGCCATTAGCTGATAGAGATGTCGGAGCATTTGGAGCAGTTACATCCCCGCCAGATGTAGCCGTAGCAGAGGAATAAGCACCTCTAAATCCTGTGACTGATACACTCCTAACCCTTGCTGTATAGCTCACCCCATCAATAACTGGCGACAGCAATGCAGATGGCTCTGAGCTAGTGAAGGTTGTTCTGTTAGCGCTGCTTGTTTGGCCCCATTCTATTTCATAATAACTAACAAAGGCATTTGCAGGAGCAGTCCAACTCGCAATTAAACTATTCACAACACTGCCATCGCCCTGCACCTCAGATCCACCGTCTGACAGCGTGAGGTTAGTGATAGCTGTTCCAGCGGTAATGCTAGGCAAGGTTGTATTATTGCTGATAATATCTATCTCTTCAGCGTTCCAATTAAATGCAGCAGCAGATGTTTCTCTTAGCGTAAGATTAACTCTTAGATCACCAGCATCTTGGTCAGAGGAAAACTTCCAACCAACAACTTCAAACTCTTTTGCGTTAAATCCATATCGAGCGTTGGTAATGCCAATAATATCCCCAACCTCAACCTCAAGTGCCTCTAAGCCAAAGTCAGCGCTAAAGGTCATCTGCTCACGACCTCTATACAACGTCAGCTTGGCAAGCCTTTGTGCCGTTGCAGAACTTGTCGTAAATGGCAACTGAAGGTCAAGCAACGCTTGTTCCCCATTGTCCTCAGTAACAAATGCAGCGCCTGTAACCTCTGGGTAGTCAGCGCTAATCCAGCCCTGTGAAGCGTCTATAAATGTGCCTCTGACAGTGTTAAAGTTATCTCGCATGGTAATACGAGTATCTAAGCTAATCGGGCTTCTTAGGTCATCTAGTGTTAATGTTTTAACTGGTGATGAGTAAGCACCAGCTTTTAGCTTCCAGTATCCAGAACCCCAAAATAACGTACCAGCGCAAGCTGTAACCATATCACCTAATACGTCACCGACAGATCTGTTCGCTTGCACTATACCATTGAGGGAGTAGCGTTTCTCTGTACCGCCGCCATCTAAAGTAACATTTTCATCACACTCATTGGCAGCAGCGGAAAAGCTCACATCATCTATAGCACTGTCAGTCAGTCCATACGAAGAAGTTAAGAAGTCACGAATACAAAGGGCAGCATTACTACTATAGCCTGTTGATGACGTTCTAGGGTCGTAAACCTTTTTCCCTTGCACAACAGCCGTGACGGTAGGCAGGCCATTTACAAAAACATCTTGGTCATATTCATATCTGACATAAAGGTAAGCAATGCCTAAGCCTTTAAATGAACTTGTTGCGCTCGTTTCAGATACAAGATCGCTGTCTGCTGTTGTCTGCGACCCGTCATATTTCTTAATGCGGATCTTACTATCCCAATTAACCTGCTCTGAACCAGAGCCTGCTGTTGTGACAAAATTTCCGCTAAATGTAGCTATTTGGTCATTAATATAAATGTTACCAATCGAGTTTACCTCGTGACCGGCAAGGCAAATTATTTGATGTAAATATATGTTTTCGTCGCCAGTAGTTTCATAGAATGTAACTATGCCACCCTTACGAACCTGACCATAAATAAAATCCTGCGGGGCAATTCCAGCAGTACGATTGACTAGAATGCCCGAGCTATCTAACGCACCAAAATCAGGCTTTGGAGTTAGTGCCTTTAAAGCCCACGATGTAACCGCTGTTATTGCAATGTAGCCTACGGCATAAGCCAACCCTATTGCAGCAGCACCTGATAAACCAGCAACAAAAGCTGGAGCGACAGCTTGCAGTATTGCCGCTCCAACAGTTACGGGATCTCTAGGAACTCTATCCCAATCATTCCAGTTCTGGACTGTGTAATCACCTAGCTTGTACTTACTCATATCTCTTTAACCCATGCTTGGTGAATGTAATCTAGTGGTAAAAACAACATACCCTCTTTAGACAGAAAAACAGCTTTAGTGCCAGTGCAGATGCCCATAGCTACGCCTATAATCCATTTCTGTGCCTCTTTGGTTGTAACCAAGGCTCCAAGAGGCGGGATGTGGCCTATACGATGTAGCTTCTTATCTACAGCAGATGTGAAACTAGAGAAGCCAAACTCTTTCTTCAATTCACTTCTACGCAAAGTCATTGAACCATTCATATAACGACCAAGCCAGTCATCAGCCCAACCCTTGCCATACATAGCTTTGTAGGCGTTATTGGTAAATGTAAGGCAGTCATGCTCACCCCATTCAAAAGACTTATCTCTGACAGATTTGAGATAGTCGTTTAAGCTCTCTCTCTGCCCCATACTACATCCTTGTCTTGTAAATCTGTAACATAACTAAAGAAGGTATCACCAGTATGTCGAGATA